CCATCGAAAACGTCCCGGACAACGCTAGAACATTATCTTTGTATAACTCGTAGGCATGAGCCGTCCCCGCAGCGTCAATCGTCAGTTTCAGAACCCACGTATAACGCGTCGACCCAGCAGTAGTTATATCGGTCCCGAGTTGCGTCCACGCGGGGGTAGCCAAAGTGCCCGAGTTGTATTCGATCCTAGTTACGGTCGAACTGTTTACCCTAATACGAAACAACATCTGGTCGGAATTATTAACCAACACAGCCATGTTGGTGTTGTGCGATCCACCTGAATAATACCCATCGAAACGCAACCACAGGGTTTCTCCGGTAGTTACGTAATCGGCTACACCCGCTCCCGTCTGAAAGTCCGTGAAGAAGTGGGACGTGTTGTTGTTGACACCCACCGACTGGTCAGTATAGGTCGAGTTGAAAGTCGCTGGCGTAGTCGATGTAAAGACAGTCCCTACGTTACGGGTAAACGCCGGGTGCGCGCCCATGTAAAGATAGCGGTCGGCCATTAGTTTTCCGTCCCTGCAAAGGTGAACGAGGCGTTGGCGATCGTCTCCACCGTGTTCTGCGCGATCACTTGGATTTGATCTCCTACCGCGAAAGATACGGTTGTGCCAGAGGTGGCAAACGTGATCACCCCGCCCGAGGTGACGGTGATAGTTCCAACGGTCGTCAGCACGCCGGCCGCGGTGCGCTTTTTCACGGTGAAGGTGAACGTGCTCGCGGGGTTGGTCCCCACGTTACCATAGGCTCCGAGCCATTCATCCAAGAACGTGACGGCTACCGGGAAAGTATGCAGCAATAGCACTTCGTCGCTGGTGGGTGCCGTGGTGAAGCCAAAGGGCACGAAATAAACGCCGGTTCCGTTTGCGGCGAAAGTCAGCCGGCCTTGCTGGTCAACCGTCACCGTGGCATTCGTGTAGGTGCCGGGCGTAACCGTAGTGTCGGCGAGATTGATTGTGATATCGCCGTCGCCGAGTGCGCCGCCCCCGTCGAGCCCCGTTCCGGCGATAATCTGCCGGGCAAGCAGTTGCTCGATAGCAGTCTGGTTGTCTTCGAGGATACCGCCACGCGCTTGAAGCAGCCGAATGAAGTATTCGGTCGGTGTGCCGTCCGGATTGGCTATTGCGGTGCGGTTCTCAAGATTTTGCAACATCGGGGATTTCCAAGTCGTCCACTCGGGTAAGGGCCCCATAATCGACAATCTGGAAAAGCCGGCCGGGCGTGGTCATGCTGCCCAGGCTCAACCAATCAAGCCGCTGATCGTAGGCACTTTCCTCGACCGTGATAATCCCACAGGAAACATAACTGCTTCCGCGATCATCCGATATCAGGAGTTCCACCGTGTTCAAGGTATCATCGTATAACTGCGGCGGACTTCCAGTCAATTCGACACCGTAGCACGGCACTGCGGTGCGTCCACGAATAACCACCTGTCCGGTGATCACGCGTCGGAAAGATTGCGTACTCTCCACATCGAAATCGGGGTTATCGTCAGCGGGCAATTGCGGATTGAGAAAATAGAGTGTTCCGGTCACTCGATCACCTACCAGAACGTTAGTCCCAAAAGAATCTTCATTCGGCAGCTTCGCCACCCATTGCCTACCTACCCAACCGCGCCAAAGCGGCGAATCCCCGGATCCCCAAACGAACCACGAGGGCGGGTCCGTCGAAAGATCGCAGACAAGGGTTTCGTCCACTGTGTTGAGTACATAGTAGTCGTGTCCGTCGAGTGTGAAAGTCCAGGCTCGGCAAACCGGCCACTCGGGCAAGCCACGGACTACCACCATCGCGAATGCCTGGTAGATTTCTACATCGTCTGTGCGCTTGTTCACCGCGTAGGAAAGGGCTTGCTGTGCCTTTACCTCATCCGAAGGATAATTGATTACCGCAAGCGGCATCATCTGCGAAACCTTGGCTTCACCTCCAACTTCGTCGATCGCCAGGGCGAATGATTGACTTACTTGGGCGTCGGTCACGTTAAAGCGTCCGTTCGATCTTCATCAACGCATCATTGAATGTTCCCGGTGTCCACGGGCTCGTGGTGTTTGGGTCTTCCTCGCTCACGTCCCACCAATAGGTGGCACTCGGGGTGATCGCGTGATCTGCGCCGGCGTCGTAGGCGGCAACGGATTTCAAGCTGACCTGAACCTTGGCGTCACCGCCATCGGTCTTCAGCCCTCGAAAAACGGTGATTACACCACGAACGCTTGTCACATCGCTCGGTACATCTGCCATAGACATTTCAACCACCGCGGCAGCGGCAGCAGCTGAAGCGTAATCGGCATCATTGGGTACGTCTTCATCTAGGACGCCCGCGATCGAACTACCCGTGGAGGCAGCCCAACCGGAATTACTGTCGTCGGTTGCAACCGGGCACCCAACGACATTGACCGTACCCATGAAGTCATTGTTGTACGTGCCCGTTGTGTCCCACACCACCAGCCCTTTCATGTAAAGCTGGATCGACGTGTTGCTAGTGCTGCTCTGACGATTAGTCCATCCGATGATGCCAATCAGTGTATTTTGGGGGACTGCTTCGGTGGCTGTGAGCACAGGCACGCCTTCTCGGCGCACTTCGATATCGCCTGTTTCACTGTCGATGAAAAGTTCGATGTGCTGCCACGTATTTGTCGTGAAAATCGGGACCGTTGTGGTGGCGATCAAATTGCTACCGAAATCGTAAACCGAAAGAGCACCATTCGGCTCAACAACAAGATCGTACATTCTTGCATTTGCCGTGGTCCTGAAACCGATGATCGAGGGACGTACTCCTGTAGTCGAAGGCAATGTGGTTCTGTAGAACCTTGCACCGCAGCCAATGGCTTTTTGCGGCGTCGGAATTGCCATACGCGAATCGGTGAGGTTGCTGTTGTTGTTCGTGGCGGAAACCACGAGCACTCGTCCACTGGACACCCCATCCGGATCCAATGGAAGCTGATTGTCATTGGAGGGGACTATAAAGGCATATGGAAGCCCATCGAGCATGTTTTCAGCGCCAGTGGCACCCGAACCATAGAAACTGAAATTGTCCGCCCACTGCAACATCGGAACTCTCCCTACGGGCTCAAAAAGTTTTGGCGAGCAATCGCCTTTCGAATGCGTTCTTCGATCTGTGGTGTCGAAATCCTGCGCTGCCCACCTTGAATTTGGAACACCCCACCATCGTTGTCCGCGATGATCATAGAGCCTTTTACTTGAAGCGCGGTTCCAGGGATAGTCCCTCGATCAAAAAGAACACCCTGCACGCGCGAAATCGGCGCATCGAGGTTACCAGTCAAAAAATAGGCTTCGGTCGTGCTCTGGCCGGGGATCCAGAATTGATCTCCATAAATTACGACTTGGTGCGCCGGATCCGGGCTGCGCTCGGCCGTAGCGAAGTTGAGCGGGTCCACGGTCGTTTCGCCAGGTTCGATCCAATAGAATCGACCATTCACATTCTGTCCTGCGCCAATTACAACAATGACGTAGCCATTGATGTATCCGACACTCACCGGAGCATAATCACCGGGCAAGGGAACCGCAATAATTCCCGGAAGGCCACCGTTCGCCAGCGTGCCGCCGCCCCATGCGATGTTCGCCCCGGTTTCGGTCGTGACAATTGCGTTCCCGGCCGAGCCGAACGTGACCGCCCGCACCACGAGATCGTTTGCCGTAACCGAGGACGCGCGCACGGTCGGGTGAGCAATCAGGACGGTGGAATAGTCCGTGCCGCCCGTCCCGGTGTCGTTGATCGCGTTGAACAGGTTTTCGAGCGACAAGGCTGCACTGATCCCGATAGCCACCAGCCACGGCGCCCCCACGGTGCCGGCCGGCGAACCTGCATCGACCGACCCGCTGGTGAACTGGTAATAGACGGTATCAATCCGGACCACATCACCGTTCGAAGGGTTTAGGAGCGCGGTAAGCGTGCCGCGAGCCCAAGCATTATCGGTGTAGACATAGAGCGCCTGCCCGTCCGCGATCCAGAGGAACGAAGGCACGGCCGTTCCACCATCGCCGATCGTGCCCGTCGCCGCCATACTCACGTCCGCGGCCGTTTCGCTGCCCGCCATTGACGTGCTGACTGTAGTAGGAACGCCGTTCACCGTGACGCGCGAAAGCACGTCGCCGGAAACCACGAAATGATCATCGTTGAAAATGCCGGGCGCGTGAAACTCGGCGCGGACAGGTTCGTTTCCGAGATTGATCCAGCGTTGCAGGCCCGGCCGGGCGATGAACGAATAATCGTCGGCTAGAACCGGGTTTTGCTCAATCCAGCGGTTGCGCAGCAAAATATCCGCGGTGCGAAGAACCGTGCGACTGGCATCGTGCCGTGCGAGAGGGATCTTAGCCATTTAGCCATTCCCTCGATAGCCTCGATCGAAAACAGTCTGCGACGAGAATTCACGTTGGCGGCTGTAACTCTGCACGCTGACGAACGGCCATGAAAGATCGTCGTTGATTTCGAGAGACAGGGATTGAAGGTAGCGCGAGACGAATTTCTTTCGCTCGGAGCGAAAAACCGCCTGGCTCTGTTCATCCATCATCCTGCCGTAGCGGGGATTAAGCCTCATAGCCAAGTAGGTGATGAAGAACATATCGAAGTCGGCCGGATAAGGCATTTCGTCGGTTTCGACGAGCGAAGAGATCGCCACCCAATTTCCGAGATCAGCCCGGTAGAACCACTCGCGGGAAAGCCCGTTGGTGTCGAGCGTCAGCGTGGCGGAACCTTCGATCGTGCGACCATTGGCGTCGATCGTTACCGGATAGGTGTTGAGACGGCCGAACGGGTCGAGGATGCTCATTCGCGAACCATCCTGCGGCGTCGGCGTGAAATATATCGTCACCGCCTCTTCATTGAGCGCGAGCAGCCTGCGATTGATGTTTGGCCGGATACGCTGCTGCGGTGAAATGTCGGTGTCGGCGATTTCGCGGCCGAAGTCCCCGAGAGGCCAATCCCCCAACGGCTCGCCCGCCTCGTCGCCGAGAACGGCGGTCAAGAGCGCGTTGAGAAGGCGCAAACCTTCCGTGACCTGTGCGGTCGATGGGTCACGCCCAATCGCGATCAGGTTGCTTTCGCGGTATGCGTCGGCAATGATCGAAGAAAGCAAGGTCACGGAAGGCTCCCCCGTTGATTAAAGGTCGGTCGGATCGAGCGGCGGGGTCTTGCTCGGGTGATCAACCCAACCCTTCGGCACATCGTTGGGGTCGTCGAACACCTTACCTTCGCCACCGGGCCCGTAATACCAGGCGGGCCAATCGGTCGAAAGTTCTTCCGGACCTTCGGCTTCGGTCTTTTTCTTGGTCATACTCATTCTCCTTCATTGCAAATTCTGTGTATCAGCCGCCGAGGGTATATACAGTGCAATACCCCGCACCACCTTGACCACCAGCGCCGCCGAGGCCGGGATTGTTGCCTACACCCCCACCACCACCACCGCCGCCGCCAATACCGCCTTGACCGCCAGCGCCGCCGTTCGTCGATGCTGTGATGGTAGTTCCACCGCCGCCACCGCCTGCGCCGCCGCGACCCGAGTTGGCATTGGCACCGTTGCCGCCTGCCGTTGGTGTCGCGCCGTCCGTACCCACGTTGCCGCCGCCGCCCGCTGAATAGGCGCCAGAACGCCCACCGGCACCGCCCTGAACGATAGCCGGCACCGCACTGTGATGCCCGCCCGAACCACCACCCCCGCCGCCGTGTAGGCTAGATCCCCCGTTTGATGCCGCGACGGGTGGGTTGGCACTACCGGCACCTGCCCCACCGCCAAATTCCGCGTTTCCGGTGGTGGACACGGCCACCGTGCCAGTCACGCCTTGACCACCTGTGCCATTCGCTGCCGCAGTAGGGACGCCGCCAGCACCGCCAGTCGCGGTTCCTGAACTACCAGCGCCCCCGGCGCCGCCGCCGCCGCCACCACCTGATACGGCTGCGCTGATAGCACCGCCAGCACCGCCGCCGCCGCCATAGGCAGTCAACCAAGTTCCGAATGTCGAGTTACCGCCGATACTCCCGGCGCCACCCGCCGCGCCCGCCGCGCCCGGAACGCCACCTGTGCCGCCTGTGCCGATGGTAACTGCTTCAGTAGCTGCGAGATCGGTCGCGTTGAAGATACCGCGAGCAAACCCACCACCACCGCCGCCACCGCCACCTTTGGCGACAACCGCAGTAGCTAGAGAAGCCCCGGCACCGCCGCCACCGCCTGCGCCGATAATTTCGACAATGACCATCTTGGGGGTGAAAGTAGTGGGTTTAGTCCAAGTGCCTCCGACACCGTTGAAAATCTGGATATCGCTCGGTGCCGAGGTAGCGCCCTGACTGGTAATACGTCCACCGTTTGCGTCCAGTTTCACCCATCCGCCGCCCTGCGTGTATGTCAGAGCCTCGCCCGGCGCCAATGTGGCCTTCGCAACTTCCAGGTTCAACGATGCACTGGTGTCATTGAACAAGATCGTTACAGTATTCGTGACCGATGTATGGGCGTTGCGAATCGTGATATCGGTTGGTTGTTTGCGGAGTGAAGCAGAAGCCGGCGCGGCTACGATAGTCGTCGTTCCCGCCGAAGAGATTTCCGCGTATTCGCTACCACCGTCCGAAGCTGTCACATCGCCGGAAATTGCCGATGATGTAGTGACCATCGCTACTACGTCGATCAGCCCTGCCGCACTCGTGACAAGAGAAATCGACTGATCAGTTTCAACGAGGCGCATAATCAAATCCCCAAAGCAGAAAGTGCTGCAATCCGTCCCGGTGTTACCAAGCCTGTGGATCGCGCGTCCAGTTCGTTGATTGCCCCTTGCACGTCCGTCGATGTAATTCCGCCCGAAGGGACATTGACAATTTCCGAAGCATTGCGACCATAAAGACCCAAATAGACCCAGGCGGCACCGTCAGACCGCCACAGGCCGGCTAATTTACGAAAACCGATGATCCCGGTCGTAGTTTGGACGATATAGATTTCGCCCATATGTGATGCTGCGGCAGGTAAACTGATATAGTCGGTGACTTGTGGGTATGGGAAAATGGACGGGTCGTATATTTCACCGAACATATCATTCAGCTTAGTCCGAACAATAAGTCCGGTGTCACCGTTATTGATGATTTGCTGGCCCATCAGTCAATCCAAACTTCTGTGTCGATCCATTCGCCCCCATCATTCCAGATGCCGAGGGCGAGGATCCAATTGGATACCGGGGGACCACCCCCGGCTGCATTCGTGCCTACCCAAGTCGAGATCATCAACTAGATCGCAAGCGTACCGCTTGCGCCGCCTGCCAAGGTGATGGTTCCCCCTGCCGAAGTCGGAAACATGAACGGGAGCGGGACATATGCCCCGGCCGAAACAGGTTGCGCATCGACCAGGATATTCCCATCGGAATCAGTCATGGTCAACGTGCCGGCAGTCTTGCAAAGGAAGCCACCGATTTGTCCACCCTTGACCTGGTACGTTGCGTTCAGTGCGATGGGTTGGGGTCGGTATCTTTCTCTTACGGCGGTCATATCAATGATCCTTTAAGTCCGAAGGCCCCGCCTCGTTGCGGGTAACAAGGCGGGGCCTGTCAACATTCGCCCGGAGAACTAGGCGAACCGCAGCCCTTAGCTGCCGTTGACCCGGCAAATCCGCGAACGATCGCGAATGTTGGCATTGAGCGCAACGTCGAACCGGACACCGTGGGCGCCAGTGTCGAAGTCGCTGTGCTGCCACATGCGAACCGAGATCGGAACCTTTTTCAGCTTGCGCCGCATGGCGGTGTCCGAAGCGGGCATGATCAGCGGAATGGTGTTGACCACGATTGCCGGCTTCTGGATCAGCAAGCGCGGCGCAAGGGTCGCACTGGCCGCACCCAGGAAGGTGACAACCGCATTGTCGGCCGGCGCCGCGTTGACCGTGGCGTGGGCGGTGTTGATGTTCACGTTGTCGCCCGCGCCCGAGCCCGGAACCACCATCGCCGGATAGATCGTCAGCGTGGCAGCGCCCGCACCGCTCGCGGTGGCATCGGCAATCACCGTGAACTGCTGCAAACGAGCCGGCTGAACGAGCGCCTGCTTCCGGTTGTCGTAAGCATAGACGTTCGGGATGGTGAACACCTCGCCGGCCTTGATCGTCGCGCCAGCGGCGAAACCGTCCATGATCAGCGATTGCGTCAGGCGACGGCCGTTGACCGAACCAGCCTTCGCCACATCGGCGTAGTTCACGTTCTGGTTCGCGCCATTGATCGCCCCGGCGCCAGTTGCGGCGCGGGTGCCCACGGTGAGAGCCGGAAGCTGGTTGGTGAACATCGAACGGATACCGTTCAGTTCGCCCGAGAAGCCCTTGCGGTAGGTGGCGGTCGAGAACGAATCCGGCCCCGGCAGCTTCACCACCTGATCGCCCAACTTCATTTCGTCGGTGTGGTTGAAGATGTAGGACAGTTCGGAATCGTCCACCCCGTTTTCCTTGAGGCGGGTATAGGCCGCGGCGGCGTCGAGCCATTCGTCGATCGAGGTAGAGCCGTCACCAACCCAATCAGCCGAAGCCAGTGCGGCAATCGACATGATATAGGCGTCGATCTTCTCGGCCATGCTGGTGGCAGCGCCGAGCAGCGCCTTGCTCTCGCGAGCCTCGCCGATGGTCTTGATCTTGACGAAATCGCCCCAGCCCATGTTCGCGTTGAACGTGCCGGTGATTTCGAACATTTCCGAACCGAACACGGTTCCGTCAGTCCCGGCCGAGAGATCCTTGACACCGTTTTCAGTGCGGGTGACGGTGTAACGCGGCGTGGTCTGTTCGATGACCTGGAGCCCGTTGCGGTCATCCAGTTCGCCATCGTATTCGTTCCACGAAACGGCGTCGGCGGTCACGAGGTTGTTCTGCAACACCATCGCGAACGAGTTGAGAACCAGTTTTTGCTGTTCGGCAGTTACGGCACCCATCGGGATACTCCTTCCTCAAAAAGCGGATCGGAGTATCCCGATACCGCGGATTAACGTTTGCCCTTGGCGTCGGCTTCCCAAGCTTTCTCGAAATCGTCGAGATTGTCGGTGGCCGGGTTGATTTGCGTTCGGGAATTGGCCCCTCGCGCGGTATGTCGGGGCGGATCGCCAGCTTGGGGAACGCGCCGGCCGGCCTTGGCCTTGGCGATCTCCGCGTCACGCTCCTGCACGAACTTCAACTGCTGATAGGGAGAAAGGTTGGCTACGCGCTTCGCTTCCGCCTTATTCTGTGAGAGATCGTAGAGGATCTGCGCGCCGTGCTCGGCTTCATGCGCCGCCTCGAAGGTTGCTTGGGACAGATCCCAATCGCCTCGCATACCGGCTTCAACAACGCTTTCCTGGAAATCGTCGAAGAGTTCGATGCCTTTGGTCGCGAGATCGTCAACCTTTACGAGCAATTCTTCCTGCTGGCGCTGTGCCTGCTGGCCTTGCTCGTATTCCTGCTGACGTTGCAGGACCGCATCGGCTCGTTCGGTGGCTTTTTTCTCGGCCAGCCATTCAAGCTTATCCTCGATATATCGGTCGTCGAGGTGCCCGAGAGGATACTTGTCGGTGTCGGTGGGATCCGGCGCCGGGGTTTCCTGTGCCTGACGGTTATCACCGCCGTTTCCACCTTGCAAGCCCCTTTCGATATTTTCGAGGCGGGCGAGCAATTCTTCGTTGCCGCGCGATTCAAGCTGGCGCTGCAATTCCCGATTTCGACGGGTAAGTTCCCGGATCCGGTCGGAAGGCTTGCGCCGTTCTTTCGGCTGGTCGTCGCCGCCCTGATCGTCGTCGCCTTCGCCGCCCTGATCGTCGTCGCCTTCGCCGCCCTGATCGTCGTCCTGGTCGTCGTCGTCGTCGTCCTGGTCGTCAGCCGCAGCCGGCGTTTCCTTGACCTTGGGCGGGCCGCGCCGCTTGGCCGGCTTGGGATCGTCGTCGGTTTCAGGCTCGGGCGTCACGCCGCTGCCTGTCTCAACCTCGCCCGAGGCCACGAAATCATCGAATTCCGGCGTGCTGCCGTTTCCCGCGCTCATGTTCATTCTGGTTCTCCATTTTCCGGGATCATCTTAGCTTCCTTGCGTGCGTCGAAATCCCGGTCTTCGCCGGCAAGGCTGTTGTGCTGATCGAGAACGTCCATCACCTGACGGAATTCCTGATCATCCAATTGTGCATCACGTTCGAGGTTTTTGCCTTCCACGTCCGAGGCGCGGCTTTGGGCGTCGAGAATAGCCTTGTAGGCTTGGGCTCGTGCCAGATGTGCGCGGGCTTCGTCGTTTGCGGCCTTCGCCTGATCCTTGGCAAGCGCGGCCTGTGCCTGTGCCTGCGCGAGTTCGGCTTGCTGTGCCTGCATCTGCTGGTTCTGCTGCTGCACCATCTTCATTTCCGGGGTCATTTCGTCTTCCGGAATGGTGCCGGGCGGGAGCAGCATCTTGAACCGTTGCGCGAATTCACCGCTCTTCGGCCAATCCTGTGCTTCGGCCACGAGATCCATCACCACGCCCGCGGCCTGCGGCATCGCATTGACGAACGCCATCATCTGTTCGCTCGCGAGCGCTCGCTTGGTTTCGCTGGCCGGGCCGACCGAGACGGTGACGCCGTATTTACCCATCGTCACGTCCGAGTTCGGGTTGCTCGGGTCGTTTATCACCATCATGAGGCGCTTATCGTCGCGGCCGATCACCGCAACAATCCGCTTGGTGTCGTAGATGTAGGGGATCAGTTCGTTGATATTCTTCGCGCAACGCTCGTCGGCAATGCGGCGGCGATCGACGTAGATGTAGGTTCCCACATCGGAAACCATCTGGCGCTGCTGGATCGCGACCTTGGAAACTTCGTTGCTCGGCATTCCGAGCGAGGCTTCGTGGATATTCGAGATATCCTTGAGATCCTGGGTCGCAAGACCGGCTTCGTTGACCAGTGCGGCGTCGATGCCGGGCGGGGGAATGTGGACCGGCGCGTTTTCCCCATCGTTGTAGTAAAGGAAAGGGTCGTCGGCGGTCGGCGCACGGCGCCACTTGGCTTCGTGCCCCTTCACCGCTTCCGGCGTGGTGAGCCACTTGTTCCGCGGCGCGGCCACAAGCTGTTCGGCCACGGTCGAGCGCCAATAGTTGTGCAGCCGTTGCGGGTCTTTCAGGAACCGGATCAGGCCCCAACGGTGGATCTTTTCACCATCGTTGAGTTCCCATCCCGGCACGCGGTAAATCGGCAGCGACGAGATCGGATAGTCGTAGGGCCCTTCGAGAATTGCGTTGCCCGAGCACACATAGAGCCGAGCCATGCGCTTGGGCACTTCCCGAATATAGGGGGAGCCGTCCGAGCGGGTTTCAACGAAATTGATGTATTCGAACTCTTCCATGTCCGAAACATCGTGAACGGTTCCGTCCTGATAGAGCGCAAGGGTCTTGAAACCGTCCGTGACCATTCGCCAATAGGAGACGACGCGAATGGTGTCTTCGTGCAGCCAGAAGCCGCTATTGTTCCAAGTCTTTTCGCTCTCGAAACTGATTTCGGCCGCCCAAGGCCAGCGTTTCTTGAATTCCTGTTGCGGAATATCATCGCCCACGAAACCCCATTGAGCATCGGCACCGCTTGGCTCGATCGCCAGCGGGTCCGTGACCACGGAATAGGGATCGGTCACAGCCGAGAGGCGAATTTCTTGCTCGAAAACATCGTCGTCGGCATAGTCGAGCGAGAGGGTGAAATAGCCTTCGCCGCCGACGCACTGGTATTTCGCGGCTTCATCGCGGGCGAAATCGGCGTGCGAGTTCTTGAAAATCGACCGGATCAGACCTTCCCGGATCTCGGCGATTTCCTTGGTGCCGGCCTTGTCGGGATGAACACGGATTTCCGTCTCGTTCATGAGGCGGTTGCCGACGATTTGCGCAACGAAGGCGATCAGTCGGTTGAAAGTCAGGACGGGCTTGTTGGCGGTGCGACGGCGCTGTTCGACAATCGGATCCCACTGATTGCCGACCGTGAACTTGGCATCATCCTTGCCTGCCAGGATATTGTGCTCGTTGAAGCCGTAGCCCCATTCATACTTCGATCGCATATCCGCCAAGAAAGCGTCGGTCGTCTCGAAGCCTTTGGGGGTTTTGGCCCGGCTCCGAGGAATTTCCCGGTCTTCCCGGATCAGATTGTCACGAAGTCCTGCCATTGCCCATGCTCCAACTATGCCATCCAGCCATGATCGCCGGAAACGTCAGCTTCCCAAAAACGATCGTGGTCCCCTACTCCCGGCGATCGAACTTCGCGAAGCTGCACCCCGGCCCTAAATCCCTGCGGCTTATCCGGAGTGCTCCATGTATCGAAAAACTCGCGAGTTGCAAAGGTCAATGCGCAAGCGTCGGAAAGGTCCGATGATCGGATACCGCGAGCCTTCATGTCGGACTTGCTTTCGAGCAACCAATCGTTGTTTGCGCGCCACTTCTGCTTGATCGCGCTCATGTCCGAAGCGAGATCGTCGTCGTCGGGGATCGCACCGCCTTCAACCAGCCATTCCTTCATGTCGCCATACATTTCGGCGCGTCGGTTCCAGGGCCCGGCGCGTTTCGGAGTGGCCTGCTTGAACCGTGAGGTGCCGCCAAAGTCGATCCCCTTCACGATATCGGCATATTTACGGTTGAGATTGCGAAGTGACGAAATGATGTTCTGTCCCATCGACCCGCGATCCACATTCATGCGGTTGGGGCGGTATTCGTCGATAATGGTAGAAAGCCACGCCACCGCTTCGTCGTGCTCAAGCTTGTTACGGTGGATCACCTTGAGAATTTTGTCTCCGCGCCGGAAGGCAACGGCGAAACGGTCCCCGCCGCTGCCGGCTGGATCCACGCCGATGATCAGTGGAGCGTCGGGGTCTTCCATTTCACGCTTGCGAGCGCGCAGAACGATCGCGGGCTTGATAAACACCCCTTCGATATCGGCCGCGGCGAATGCTTCGGTTACGTCGATTGGGTATTCCTGCCGGAATTTGCCCGTCGAGCCGAGTTCGTGGATCTTCGAGCGGCGCCAGAGCATTTGCCCATCGGAGAGCCCATGAAGTTCCTGATATTCGAGTTCGGAGAGTTCGCCTTCCTCTTCGGCTTCGGCCAACGGAGTGAATTCGCCGCTCTCGGTGTATTCCTCTTGCGCGGTCCACGGCACGAAAACCGCTCGATAGCGGCCGATGCCCTTCATCGCGTCGTTGTAGCGTTTCCAGAATTCCCCGCTCGGGCCGGCCGAAGTCGTTTCGAGCCAGATTTCCGAAGGTGCCTTTACCCATCCTTCGATCTCGCCAATTCCGCGCTCGAAGGGCAACGGCTTGGGCGGCTCGCGCCAGAGCACGCCCCAAACGCCCTTCACTTCGTCAACGCCCTGCACCGACGCGGCGAAGTGATCCGGCGCATTGGTCCACCAAGCGGCTTCCGAGCCGTGGAAGAACGTCACGGCGCCACCGCGCCCTCCCGCCTTCTGCCCGGCCGTCGCCACCTGATAGGACGAGCCGCGCTTGATGAATTCCAGTTCCTTCGCGTTGTCGGTGCCCACCTGCGGCGGGAACGGGTGCTTTTCCTGCATGAGCGCGGTCATGCCGAACAGCACGTTCGAGGACGCCATTTCGTGCGAGAGAATGTAAATCCGCTGACGATCCCACAACGTCGCGCGCCAGTAGCCGCGGGCCGCTACGTAGGTCGAGAAACCTTGCCGGCGTCCTTTCAGGCCCGCGATACGGACCCAATTATCCTTGTTTAGCTGGTCTTCGGCCGCGGTGTGCAAAATCTCCTGTGCCTGGTTGAGCACGAGAGGTTCGAGATCGCCGGCCTTGGTCCGGATCCGCAAGGCTTCCTTGGCGAATTTGCGGAAGTCGGATTTCCAGAAGGCAACTCGGAGCGCAAGCCAACGCTCGCGCACTTCGTCGATGGAAATTCCCGCTTCGGTGGCGATCTCTTGCAGGTTCATTGCAGGAGAGTGCTCGGGGTCTTCGGAAGCGCCGGCTTGGTCGGCTGAAATGGCGGCTGGTCGATGCCGCCGAATTCCTTCATGACCCAAACGACGAATTCGATGTTGTCGTTGAACAACTGGCCGAGGTGGACCGCCGCTTGAGCGATTTCATCCTCTCCCACGGCGAGCGCGAGCGCCCGGTGACGCTTCTGGAATTCGAGCCCGAGCCGGCCGGCTGCGGCTCTGCGGTTGCGTGCGGGGCTCATAGGTCATACTCCGGGGTTGGTTCCTTGGGCGGGTCTTTTTCCTCGAACGGATCTTCGGGAACTGGCCGGCCGTCGATCACCGCGGCCGCAGCCTTCAAGTCGGCGATCAGACCAAGGCCGACCCACGGATAAGACGTATTTTTCCCGAGGTCCGACGCCCATTTGTCGAGGCGTTCGGATAATCCTTCGGGCTTTCCGTAAGGGCTCACATACATGCCGGTTCTCCTGCGGCGGTCAGAGGTCGTAGGTAGGTTCCACCTCGCGAAACTCCGCTTCGATCATTCCGCCCTGACGTTCCAGGCGGGTGATCGCGTCGTCGATGGTGAGCGTCCCGCTAACGTCCACCTGCTGACTGCGCGAAATCATCTTGGGGAAAAGCTTGGTGTAGAAATCGGTCGGGTTTGTGTCGGCCCATGCCGCCATGCGGGGCAGGCCACCCATCTGTTCGAAACAGGACATGACCAGAGCGCCCGCGAACCGGCCGACATGCTGATATTGCTCGGCCGAGATCATCGGCAGGCGCGCGATATCCTTGGTAGGAACCAAAACATCGGTGCGCGTGGCGTTGGGTTCGGGCTGGTCGGTCATGATCCGCTCTCTCGTATCATGTGCATACCTTCGAGGCAAAGCCCCATTGTGGCATGGTGCGGATAACTCCCGGCCTGGAAAAACCGGGTGCCGCTGGACCCATCTTCCATTGTTCGCCCGACAAGCACGATAACATGCTCTACGCTGCCTTCGCTCTCGATACACTTTTTCGCGGCTTCGAGAGCGTCGAGCGGCCGGCTTTTTGCCGGATCATCTGCCTTGTTGAAGCGGGCAACTGCGATTTCGTCGGTCATGTCATTTCTCCAATCGCTCATAGGCCCGTTGATGGTCTGTCAACTGTGCTTCGCTGCGAAAGTGATATCCACAGCCGGGGCACTTGATCGGGAAGGCGATCGACGGTTTCATTCGGTGCAGTTCCCTGCGTGATGGGGGTCGGCATTTCATGGTTTGAGGTCGTCCCACAACGCTTGCCCGGCCGGCAGGATATGGAACGAGGCAGGGTTTGCCTTGCGCCGATCCTTTTCCGCGCGCCGGTCCTCGATCAGTCCCCGCTCTTCGAGTTTGATCAAGGCGTGCTGGATATGCGAGCGTTCGGGGATCCCGAGTTTCAAGGCAAGGTCTTTGCCGTTGATGCCTGGGTTAGCGATGATCGCATAGAGCAGAACGATATCCCGAGCCTTGAGCCCGGCCTGGTCGATCTTGCGCAGCCGCACGAGAAATTCAGTTGTGGGGGTCCGTAACGTCATATCACCAACTCCGGGGATTTTCCGACCATTAGCCAAGTTCCCCAAATAAGCCAGGTGCTGCTACAGGTCATAGGTCGGCTGGTCCGGTAGGGTGAATGCTTCGAGCCGTTCGATCTCGGCTTGGATTTCCGGCACATTCTTTTCGTAGCCCGGAACTGCCTTGCCCTTGCTATCGGTGCGCGCTCGAAGCATGGCCCGCAACTTCACCAGCCGCTCGCCGACCTGTTGCAGCTTCTCGATCATGCGAGATCGACCAGCCGGCTCTTGAGCGCGTCAACGCGGTTGAGTCGGGTATGCAGCCGGTCCATGAGCACGCCGAGACGTTCGAGGGCGCCGTTCGGTTCCCGCTGCTTGTCGCTGTCCGTTGCTTCGTACGGTTCCGGATAAGCCCCGAATATGCGATCGCACAGGCTATCGAGCCCGCACTGAATGACTTCGGCGCTGACGATTGCGTTCTGGATCGAGTGTTCGAGATTTTCCAGCGGGGAAGCCACGCGGCATTCGTTGATGGTCCCATCTGCCCCGAGCCGCGATCCAAAGCCCGCACGTTCGATTGTCGAGTTCATGGCTGTTCTCCT